GCTGAGGACTCGCCGCCCGGATGTCATGGTGACCGTCTGAATGTTCGTAATCAAGACGGGGCCGGGCAGTTCTGCCGTCCAGTACGGGATAGCCATGGCCTAGTACGTCACCGCAATCGGCAACGGCCCGTTCTGGCGGGTCCACCGCTGGATAGCGTCCACCACCGACTGCGGATCACCACCGTCCACCTGCACGTTCACAATGGTTTGCCCCTGAGTGCCACCGATAGACGGGTCAATCTGGTCAAGGCTCAACATGGCGATAGGGATTTCGCCGTAGCCAGGGCCGACATAGCCGTCGGGTCCAGTCAGTTTCGGGGCTGCCGCAGCTGCGGTCCCACCCCCTGTTGCAGCTTTGGCGGCGCCAGCAACGACGCCAGCCCCCAACGCAGTGCCGACCCCTGCCCCCGCGCCCGTGGCGCCCACAGGGGACTCAATGGCGCGGATGCTGCCAGTGGTGCCGCCGCCGTCGCCACCCATACGGCCCAAAGACACCGACGGAATGCTCGGGATGTCCTTGCCGGGGTTGACCAGGTTGATACCCCGAATGACCAGGTTGATGGCTTTGATCCAGGCATTAGCCATGAACTCAATGTATGACGCCACCCCGTTGACGACGGTGCGGACGACGTTGCGGAAACCCTCAAACTTTGTGTACGCAATCGTGATGCCGGTGACGAGAGCGGCAATACCAACCGCAATCAGGCCGAACGGGTTCAGGGCCATAGCAGCGTTCACAGCAAGAATGGCGGTAGCGACAGCGCCGATAGTGCCCGCGATGATGGTGAACGCTTTCGGGTTGTTTTGCGCCCAATCCGCGGCCTTCTGCAAATACGGCAACACTTTTTCAAGCACCGGGAGCAGCGCCGCCCCAATGGACTCTTTTGTCTCGTCAAGGGAAATCTTTAACTTGGCGAACCCGCCCGCAGCTGTGTTGCTAGCCTCCTTAGCGGCCCCCCCGAACGTACCCGTCATCTTGGCGAACACTTCTTCAAGGGTTGCGCCGCCCTTGATCATGTCGCGCACTGACGGGTCGAGTTTGGCTAGCGCCGCCGTGTTGCCGCCATACGCTTTCTCCAGCGCCTTGCTGACCGTCTCCAGGCTGACACCCTTTGCGGCGGCAATGTCCATCGCCAACGTCGCAGCGTTCTGCGCCTCGTTGACATCCTTAGTGACCCGAACCAGGCCAGCTAGCGCCGGGCGCAACTGATCGTCGGTCACGCCAAGGTTGCGGCCCTGGGCACTGATGTACTTCTCGACGCTCTTAATCTGGTCATCGGTTGCCCCGGTGGTTGCTTTCAGCTGGCGGGCAAGCATCTGCTGGGACTTCTCGTCCTCCATCGCGGCCTTGACCGCATCCCCCATTGCAGCGGTCAAACCAGCCACCGCAGCCGCCGCCGGGATAGCGGCCTTCTTCAACGCGAACTGGGCTTTCTCACCCGTGGTTTCAAGCTGCTTGAACTGGGCAATGGCTTTCTTGACGCCGGCGTCCGCAAACTCGGAAATGATGGGGATTGAGATAGCCATTAGCGGGTCTCCCTGTTGACGGTGTGCATGACGTCGCGTACCAGACGCTCAAATCCCGCTTCCAGTTGCCGTCTGTTGGCCGTTACAGCCTTGGACAGCACTCGGGTCTCCGTCGGTGCCACAGTGCCAAGAGAACGCCCCAGAGCGTTGTCTGTGCGCCTGCCAGCGGTCTCAAAGATGACCGCTCCTGGGTCGGTCTGCTGGATCAGGATGACGTTGCGGGTCTTGCGGGACGTGTCCACCTTGACCTTGGCCCCACGTCGAGCCTTGGCAGCAACATACGGAAACAGGGTACGACCCTTGGATTTCCACTGCCGGTTCATGCCCGACAACGGCATTTCGGGGTAGTTGCGCTGCGCCTCACTGATTGCGGGCTGGGCGATGTCCTTGGCGTCCCGGTTGAACTGTTTCCGCAGCTCAGGGTCAATCTTGCGAAGCGCCTTGATTGCGTCCTCAACCCCCACCAATGTGATGCTCGTTTGTGGGGTCATCGCTGTTTCCTTGCTTGCTCGTTCAAGATTGTAACCACTGTCGCCAAGTCGCGCCCCTCAAAAGGTATTTGTGGAGGCCAATACCCGGTGGAAACCAGCACCACCGCTAGCGAGTAGTGGTACGAGCCTTTCAGGAAGGGTTTTCGGGTTCCTGCCCCACAACCTCGATGGCGGCGAGCTTCTTGACGTAGTCGTCAAACACTGCGGGAACGGTAATGCCTGACTGTTTGCAGGATTCGTACGCCATAAACGCCAGGTCCTCGACGCCAATACCGGCCGCCAGTTCGGACGCTTTCCGCTTGTATTTGCGTTCCCACGCAACGACAACGTACAGGTTGGTGGTGACTGTGTAGTCGTCGCCGTCGTTGGTGGTGACATGCAGGTTCAGTTGCATGGTTTCTCCTTAGGTTAGGGATCAGGTGACGTCGCGGACCCAGGTGCCGCCGGTGAACGTGGCGGTGACCATGGCGAGCTCGCCGACGGTGCTGGCGATGGGGGTGAAGTTCTGCAGCATGGCGTTGGTGATGATGTACTCGGGGTTGGTGGCCGACTCTGTGGTGCCGGACGGGCTGATTGTCAGGACGGTGGTCCCGGTGCCGACACAGCTCTGGAGGACACCCTCAACCTCGGTAGCGCCGTAGGACAGGAACATTTCCAGCGTCACCTCGACGGACTGGAGGCCCTGAACAAAACGGTGCCCGGTGTCGCCCATGGCGGTGGACTCCAGCGGGTCGTACCCGACCGTGATCGTGACGCCGCGGCACTGGTCCGACAGGTCGGTCGTCGTGGCGCCCTGGGTGATGTTCACCGTTGCGTTGGAAAGGAATGTGCTGGTGGCCATGGGTTGTCCTTTTGCTAGTTGCGCCGTACGGCTACCCGCACGGTGAGGTCGTATGTCGGCAGTTCCTGACCGCCGCCAATAATCATGACAGACGGGCGGAGGTCTGTCACGGCTATTGAACTGTTCATTATTTTATCCGCTTGTGTCAACAACCAGTCAGATGCGTCCTGGTTGCCGGGGGGTGGTGCACACACACGGATTCGTAAGGTGATGTCGCCGACGTTGTAGGTGAACGCCTCAACGGTGGGGAGCTCCAGAAACAGGGTCATGGGGCGGGCGTTGCGTGGGTCAGTGACAACCTCGTAGCCAAGGTTCAAGGCCACTAGCGCGGTTTTAGTGGCGTTGACCGCGTCCCACAGGATGCCGGTGGCAGCCATTACGCAACCTGCGGACGGCCGACACCCAGCAGCTGCAGGATGCGCCCCAGGGCTGACGGCACTGGGAATGTCCCCATCGAGTCGAACGATGCGAACGAATCCGCGGATCCGCGTTCCCTGTACAGCAACGCGGCGTACATGATGGTCCCGAGGGTGACATCACCGCCAGGGCTGGTGCTCAGTGAATCTTCCAGATACCCAGACTCGACGCGGCGACGGTACGCAAACGCGTTGGCGGCTGACACGCATTTGGTTATAAACGCGGTGTCGTTTGCTGACGCCACAGCAATGCCGAGCCATTCCTCGACGTTGGCGTTGGTGATCCATGTGCACGTTTGTGTCCATGTCAGGGTGCCAGTTGGTACAGCGGTTGACCACTCAAGTTCGTCACCTGCGTCGTAAAACAGGACTTGATTGGCGCGTGGCACCTCAAAGTCGTACAGCCATTCGCCAGTGGTGCCATCAACCCCGATAAACGCGTACTGGGGGCAGAAAAGGACGGTGTGGGTGCCGTTCAGTGTGTGCCCCAGCCCGGCCAGTGTGATGGACTGGCCAGGCTCGACAGGCGTGTTGGTCAGCGTTTGGACCACGGCGTAGTCGTCTAGGCGCTGGTGCGCTATGACGGTGTAGACGGCCATGGTGCCAAGTCGCTAGGTCAGGCCCGGATCAGGGCGAGACGGTGATGGACTTGACGAGGTCGCTGTCTGCGATGAACGTGGCGACGTAGCCGTAGTACGAGAACGTGCGTCCGAGGGTGGACGGCGCCTCGACGGACATGAGGCCGCGGACCTGCTCGTAGAACTCGATTGCGGAACCCCTGGCAACGACCATTGAGTTGTTGGCGAAGTTGCGGTCCACCACCAGGTTGAGGCCGAACGGGTTGAACGTGTTGGCCTGGGTGATGTTGGCGGCACCTGCACCGTTGACACCCATGAGACCGGCGGCGCCGGCGTACGGGAACACGGGGCGCTTGTCGGCGTCAAGCTGCTGTCCGAGGAGCTTCCACACGTTCGGCGAAACAAAAACGTGGTCGGGCAGGAAGTTGCTGGCCGAGAGGATGTCGGTGGCTGCGTCGTACAGGGCCGCGATCAGCGTGGACGGGTCGGTCGTGTTGTACGTCCAGGTGGAGCCGGACGCGGATGCGCCTGCGGTGATGGCGTCAGCGGCGACGTTGTCGGACTGCAGGAGGTACTGCCCTGCGAGGTCGCGCAAGATGATTTCCATGGCGGCCGGGCTGGTGAAGTCGATGTCCTGCACCGACAGGGTGACCTGACCGGCAAGGGTGGTCTTGCTGACGACGTTGGACGCGATCACGGGCGTGGTGGCCGAGACTGCGGACAGTTCCGGGGACTGTGCGGCCACTGACGGGTGGGTGGTCCAGGTCGGGCGAATGAACGTCTTCGAGTTGCCACCGTCGGGCATGGCGCGGGCGCCGACTGCGGCGACCACGGGACGGATGTAGTTGAGGTCCTGGAACACGGGGCCGAGGACCGGCACCGGGAGAAGACCGGGGGTGTCGGTCGTGAGGACGTCGCCTGCGGCGGCCTGCAGTGCGGACTGGCGGTCCTTGGCTGCCTCGACGAATGCCTCGTTGACCTTGCGGAACGTGTCGCCACCGATGTGGAACGCGGCGAGGTACTCACCTGCGGACGGCATGGCGAACTTGCGCTTCGGCTGTGCCGGCAGTGCGGGGGTCGGAATGGCTGCGGCCTCGACGACCTCTGCCTGTGCGGGTGTTGCTTCCACGGGGTGCTCCTCTGGAGTTTCTTGGGGGTTGGATTCGTCGGGATCTGACGCCGCTTGTGCGGCTACTTCGGTGATTGTAGCACCAGCGAACGCGGGAATGGGGACCAAACTTAGTTCCATCCACTCAGCTTTGGTGACCGTGATTCGGCCTTGCTTGTCTTCGGTGTACTCGATGGGGTTGACGCCGACGGACACGTCCATGACGCCATCGGCTGCCAGGACCAGTGCCTCGTCGCCGAGGGCGGTGCGGCTGATTCGCATGGAGGCAAGCATTGCTTCGTCGGTGTCGACACGCTCAGCGACAATGCCGACGGGCTTGCTGGAGTCGTGGTACATGAACACGCGGGGGGCTTTGCCGTCGACTGGCAGCGACCCAGGCTTGAACATGACTTCCTGCCCGCCTGACACGGTGGCGTAGACGTTGTACGGGACAGCGATGGCGTCGATGCGGCGCTCGCCCGTTTCGCCTTGCTCAGCTTTGACGCTGACGGAATCGGATGTGAAACGGATCATGCCAAATCCTCCTGGGTGTTTTCTTCCACGTCAACCATTTCGCGGCTTGTGTTGGCGTCGTCCATTTCTCCGAGGTACGCCTCATAGTCAAACTCAACGAACGTGCCGTTCGGCAAAATGCTGTTGGCGGACAAGGTGGACGCAATCACTTCGGCGTAGGCCTTTGTGCCGTACAGCCACAGGTCCCAGCGGGACTCGCGGCTGTTTGTGTACGCATAGGACCCGGTCGGGACACCCAGCAGGTACGGCGGAATGTTTGCAATCTGGGCCATCTGCAAAGCCGAAAACTGTGCCGATTCAATCAGCAGCATCTTGTCCGGCGTGGCGTTCGTCGGTTCGTAAGTCAGGAACTCGTTGAGGGCTGCGGTCTGGTTTGAGGCGCGGGCCGCGTTGAACGCAGCCGACAGATCCGCCAGTTCCTGTGCGCTAAGGGGTTCGCCACCGACCTGGCGGAGGATGCCGGACGGTATGGACGAGGCAGCGTTGCGGAGTCGGGCGTCCTCAATACGCAGGGCGGTGGCGATGTTCTGTTCGGACGAGTAAATCAGTCCCTGGGTTGAGCCGATGAACTGGACCACGTTGATGGGGTCAAGCATTTCACCGTTGAAATACAGCTCGTTGCTGGGTGCGTACCACACCGGGCCAGCCTGATCGGGGGTTGTGATGGACCCGGTCGGGAGGCGTGTGAACGATGCGGGGTAGCCGTCCTGGGTGCGGCTGGTGACGTACCAGAATGCGCGGCCGTAGAAGAACAGGTCGTCAAACGTCCACGAAATCAGGGTCTCGTAGCTGATGGACGGGTCGGGGCGGCGCAGCCATGACCGGGGTGCCAGGTACTCGGATTCCATTTCGCGGCTGCTGTCGTTCCAGCGTTCGCGGTACATACGCAACGGCATTGCCGACAGGACGTTGGCGTGAAGGTCACGGGCACGGCTGATTGCCGGCACCTGCATCGCACGATTGCGGGCCTCGCCCTCCTGGTAGGTGTAGTACTGCCCGATGAGGCTGACACCTGACGCGTTCGGGTTGTACCCGCCGACAGCGGCACGGACCTGGGACTCCACCGGGGAGATCTGGGCTTTGGTTTCTTTGCGCGTAAACAGTGCCATGAGATTTGTGCAAGCCCCGCCCGACACGGGACTCGCCCACTTACCCTACACAATCACGATACAACAAGCATGGGTTTTTGTTTCGTTTGTGGACGGCTCACCAAAGCGATGGCCCACACCGCGGTCCGTGCCACCTCAATCGGGCCAGGGGATTTCTGACTGGACAGCACATACCCTTGCGCGGTCTTGACCCCGACGGCACGGTTCATGTGCTCCGACAAGGTGCGGGCATTGGTGTGAATGACTCGTCCTTCTTGGATCATGGACCGGACAAGGCTCGTGAACTTGAGTAGTTCCCCGTAGCCAACAAGGCCGTAGCGGCGGGCGTACTCCGGTGGCAGGTGCAGCTCAAGGGTTGGGGTCACAGCTAGTTGGACGGTGCGGTCCGTCAGTACCCGGGCGACCTGTTCCCACATGGCATCCTCAGAATCCACCACGAACTCGACGTCCACCATGATTTGGCCGTCGGCGACGGTGGCGCGGGTGCCGACATAGCGGGCTTCATCCACGGATGAGTCAATAGCCAGGACACCGCCGGCGGGCATTGCCCTAGTGGTGGCGCACGAGTCCCACACTCCTGGGTCCAGCATTGCGCCCCGGGTAGTGATCCACTGGTTCAGGTGAGCCCGCAAAAACGATTCTTTTTTAGACGCCGCTCGGAGCGCCTCGATGGTAACGGTGGTGCCGAGGGCTGGGTTGGCCCACCCCCACCACCGCTCATCTTTCGGGTCGGCCCCCATCGGCATCGACCATTCCGCAAAGTAGGTGTCTGTTTGGGTGCCGGCGTCAATGTCTGCCAGGGCTTGTTCGCGCATGTTGATCATGCTGTGACTGGACATGTCACCGGCTGTTGAGAAACAGGCCAGCAACGGGTTGGGACGGGCAATCATTGACGGCCTGAGCGCGTCGTCCATGACCGACGGGGCAATGTTCCACAGCTCGTCCACCACAATCAGGTCATACGAACCGCCGTGCAGGCGGGCGGACGCGGCGCGGATTTCCCACGTCGAGCCGTCCGGCATGGTCACCTTCTTGCGCCCAATGGCCTGCAGCTGCTTCCCCCCGAACCTCTCTACCAGCACCGGGGCAAGCGCACTAAAGATGGCTTCCGCTCGGTCTAGTTGGTTGGCTGTAGACAGCACATGCTGAGGGCGCCCTAACCGGGCCGCGTGCTCGGTCACCCACCACCCAATCATCGAAGTCAACAGCACCGACTTGCCCTGCTGACGAGCCGTACTGACCAACGCCTCGCGGCGCAGCAACCGGCCACCGTCATGCTCAAGCATCCCCCTCACCGCATGCACCTGCCACGGCATCAGAGGCATGAGATGAGTGCCAGCCCACCCCGCAACATCCCCCCCAAACGATTGCCCCCCCACCCGGATCGCTTCCAGTCTGGGAGCCTCCCTACCCATCCCAGCCAGTCCTGGCTCATCTGAGCTGGTCAGGGCTGGTTCGGGCTGATCCGCAAGAAAGAGACTGAAGGA